CGACCGACGTTCCGAACGGCATGAAGCACTTCGTTCGTACCCCGCTGCAAAACAGCATGGACGGCGATTTCGACACCGGCAACGTCCGGTACAAGAGCCGCGAGCGTTATAGCTTCGGCTGGTCGGATCCGCTGGGCATGTTTGGTTCGCCGGGTTCGACCTGATAGTTTGATGGCGACCTAGAGAGATTGGGGGGCTGCAAGTTAGCTAGGCTTGTAGCCCCTCTTTTTTGGTGATATACAGTCGTTCATCGGGATAAATTGCTTATCAGACAGACCCGACTGACGACATGCAGACTGATAAGCCCAACTCGCATGTGAGGTTTTGAAATGGCTACTACTACTTTTTCCGGCCCGGTTGTTTCTCAGAATGGCTTTGTCTCTGACAGCCTCGTGATTGGTACGACCACGATTACTGCCGGTGCAGTGTCGGGTACGATTGCTGATCAAGCCGGTTACATCCCGGTCAACATTGGCGGAACCACGCTTTACATCCCGCTGTACAGCAGCCTGACTCCGTAAGATTTCGTGGGGGGCGTAAGCCCCCTTCATCCATTACAGGAGAGTCAGAATGCAAACAGATGTCTTAGCTAGTAAGGTCGCCACGAGTGCTGGTGACCTGCTGGATCAAAATAGTCTTGTGATCGGCCGCGCCCGTGTGAAGGCGATTTATATCGTCCCGAATGCTGCGGCTGGCGAAGTCGTCTTCAAAGACGGCGGCTCAGGTGGCCCGGTCAAGATCACGGTCAACACCATCGCTTCAGCGTCCACACCGGACTACATGCTGCTGCCGGGTGAAGGTCTTCTCTTCCAAGAGAGCATCTACATCGCTCCGTCAGGCGTGCTTTCGACGATGGTGATCTATGCCTAAGTCACCGGCTTGGCAACGTGCTGAAGGCAAAAACCCCAAAGGCGGTTTAAATGCCAAAGGTCGCGCTTCCTACAACCGGGCTAACCCCGGTAAGCCGGGACTCAAGGCTCCGCAGCCTGAAGGCGGCCCTCGTAAGAAATCATTCTGCGCGAGGATGTCGGGGATGAAAAAGAAACTGACAAGCGCCAAGACTGCTAATGATCCCAACTCCCGTATCAACAAGTCTCTCCGCGCATGGAAGTGTTGAGATGGAAATGGTCGTTTGGAATATGGTGCTCACAGGCATCGTGGCTATTTTGGGCTTCGTCGTGAAAGAGAAGTTTGAAGAACTCAAACGTCTTGGCATCCTGCTCAACAGGACACGCGAAGAAGTCGCCAGAGAACATGTGACCCGTGCCGAAGTTCGCGCTGATGCACAGATGCTTCTTGATCGGCTTGACCGGTTAGAGCAGAAGATCGACAGATTGGTGAATCATGCCAAGTAAATCCGGCAAACAACACCGATTGATGGCCTTGGTCGCTAATGATCCGAAGGCGGCTAAGCGATTGGGTATCCCTACGAAAGTAGGAAAAGAGTTCATGAAGGCCGATAAGGGCCGCAAATTTAGGAGTAAATCAAAATGAGCAGTGGTCCAAAAACACGTGGTTCTTACGGTCCGACAAGCCCTCGCGGGCAGTATCGCCGTTCAATGGCGGCTCCCGGTATGAGCCTTGATATGCCGGATAAGGTTGTCAAAAAGGCGAAGGGCGGTATGGCTAAGTCGGGCGGTTCATACCGCAAGGCTGCTGACGGTATTGCCAGCAAGGGCAAGACCAAAGGCAAGATGATCAAAATGATGAAGGGCGGCTACTGTGGCTAGCAAGAAGCTGAGTGAGATGACCGACGAGGAACGCTACGGCAAAGTCGGTGCGGAAATTCGTCGCCTTGATCCGGAAGCGTATAAAAACCGCCCTCGATCAATGGAAGGTAATCTCAAACTGCTGAAAGAGCTGCGAGCCAAGGGTAAGCAAACTCCGGCTAGTGCAGCGCCTGCTGCGCCGATTCCGAAAGGCCCAACCACTCGTGGTGGCCGCCGAGCGTCGGCAGAAGAGACGGAAGCTAGCAACCGCCGTATCTCGGACAAGATGATTGCTAACCGCGCCAGTGCGGCGATGGAGCGTAATCGTGGAACGCTTCCGAGTGACCGGGCTACTAGCTTCCGTTCTCAGGCTGAAGAGACGGGTATGGACGCCGAGCAGCGTGCAGCCAAGGCACGTGAGTTATCTAAAGACATTGCTATGACGGCAGGCGTAGCGCGTGTTGGTTCACTCGCAGGGGCTCCGTTCCGTAGAACCGGTGCTCAGTTCCGTAGGGCTGCGGATAAGGCTTCGGAGATGGAAGGCAAGGTTCTTGCCCGCAAAGACATCCCGTCGTACTCCGAGCGTTATCGTGCAAGTGAGTCTGCGGCAGCCCGACGCGAAGCCATGCGGAAACGTAGAGAGGCTGAGCGTCGTCTAGATGAAAAGTTAGCCTCCGATATGGAGGGTGGCTTCAATAAAGGCGGTCGCGTGAAGAAGTACGCAGGTGGCGGGTCAGTCTCGTCTCGTGCGGACGGTATCGCCAAGCGGGGTAAAACCCGGTGCCGGATCATCTGACATGATGGCATCTCGCGGCATGGGCGTGATTGCCCCCAGTAAAGTCCCTAGGGCCAAGCGCCGTGGGGACAACAAGCCTGTTGAAGGTACTGGGGAACCAATCCGCCATGCTGAGGGCGGCAAAGTGAAGAGTAAAGTCAACGCCGCTGGTAACTACACCAAGCCCGGTATGCGTAAGAAGTTGTTTGAGTCCATCAAGGCTTCGGCTACGCAGGGTACGAAGGCAGGTCAATGGTCGGCCCGTAAGGCGCAGTTGCTGGCTAAGCGGTACAAGGAGAAGGGTGGTGGCTATCGGGATTAGGTTGCTTGCCATAACCTTGGTTGGTTTGGTCGGATGTGAGAGCCGGTATCGGTATCCTTGCCAAGATCCAGCCAACTGGGGAACAGAGGCTTGTTTACCACCGATATGCTCCGCTGATGGATCTTGTACCGAAATGACGCTGAGGCAATCAAAGTGCGAGTAGATCCTCAACTAGATACGCTACTTCGGTTTATCGTTGGGATTACGCTTGCGGTGACGTTGCTGATTATCATTGTTGCGGTTCTTTACTCTCTTATTTTTGTAACTCAACCGATTGATGCACAAGCACCGAATGACGCTGAGTTCTTCAAATTAATCAACCCGATTGCGACCTTTTTGGTCGGCACTTTGTCGGGGATTATGATTGGAACGAAGCATAGTAAGGACAACGAATGAAAGCCCCGCAACAGTCCTTGAAAGCGTGGACAGCGCAAAAGTGGAGAACGAAGAGTGGTAAACGATCTTCTGACACGGGTGAAAGGTATCTACCGGAGGCTGCTATCAAAGCTCTCTCCCCCGCCGAGTACGCCCGAACCACCGCCGCCAAGCGCCGAGGAAAAGCCCAAGGCAAGCAGTTCGTCGCGCAGCCGAAAGGCATCTCTCAAAAAACCCGTGCGTATCGTCAAAGGGGCAAAGGGTAAATAAATGGCCTATAAGACTACAGCAACGACGGACTTCAACCTTGATCTCAACACGATCATCGAAGAGGCTTTTGAGCGTTGTGGTGCTGAGTTGCGGACGGGTTACGACTTCCGTACCGCCAAGCGCAGTCTTGGTCTATTGCTCATGGACTGGGCAAACCGTGGTATTAACCTCTGGACGCTGGAGACCGGTACCCACACTCTGACGTACAACGTCGGTACATACGATCTGCCGGTAGATACGGTTGACCTGCTTGACCACGTGATCCGTACTGGGTCTGGTACGAATCAGCAGGACATCAACATTACCCGCATCTCCTCCAGCACCTACGTGTCGATCCCGAACAAAAACGCGACGGGTCGTCCGATTCAGATTTGGATCAATCGTCGTACGGGTGCGACCAACGCTGCTGATGTGGTGCAGTATCCGCAGTTCACGGTATGGCCGTTGCCAGATAACAGCACGACTTGGACGCTGTACTATACCCGCCTTGTGCGTATGACTGATCCCGGTACGGGCGTAAACGGACAGGACATTCCGTTTCGAGCGTTGCCCTGCATGGTGGCGGGACTCGCTTACATGATGTCGATGAAGATCCCCGGCGCGATGGAGCGTACGGCGCTGTTAAAAGCGGAGTACAACGAGGCTTGGGATTTGATGGCTGGCGAAGACCGTGAAAAAGCGGCGGTACGGTTCGTCCCACGTGAGAGCTTCTTGGGTGGCTACTGATGCCAAACAGGTATGCAAGCGGCAAACATGCCATTGCGGAATGCGACCGGTGTGGATTCCGGTTCAAACTTCGTCAGTTGAAGTCTTTGGTGATCAAGACCAAGAACGTGAATATCTTGGTCTGCCCGGAGTGCTGGGAGCCTGATCAGCCGCAGTTGTCGCTGGGTCTGTACCCGGTCGATGATCCGCAGGCTTTGAGGAATCCGAGACCTGACCTGAGTTATTATGAGATTGGTAACGACGGTGCAGGCGGTAGTCGAGTGATCCAGTGGGGCTGGGCACCCGTAGGCGGGGCCAGAGCAGATGACGCAGGATTGACCCCGAACGATCTTGCACCGGTTGGACAGATTGGCACGGTCACGGTAGTGACCTAGGAGACTGAAATGAAACACGAAGACGTAAAGATGGATAAGGCCATGATGAAGTCGGCCGTCCACAAACATGAGAGAGCAAAGCACAAAGGTCAGCCGCTGACCAAACTCCGTGCTGGTGGCAAGACCAACAGCGACATGAAGAAGTACGGGCGTAACATGGCGAAGGTCATGAACCAGCGTAGCCCCGTTCGCAAGAGCAGTGGCCCGAGGTAAGTACCATGAAAGATATGGGCAAGATCAAAAAGAACACCGAATCGACGGGGCGTAATGGCTACCCGGAGACGGATGTAAACAAGGGCGTCACGCACATGGATATGCGCGGTGCTGGTGCTGCCACGAAGGGTAAGAAGTTCGTGTCGCAGATTAACCTTGAGAACAACGCCAAGTACCGGGCGGGCTGGTCGCCGTGAATTACACGCAACTTGCACAACTGATTCAGGATTACTGTCAGTCCACGGAGACTTCCTTCGTGGCGAACATTCCTACGTTTGTGCAAGTTGCGGAGCAGCGAATCTACAACACGGTTCAGCTTCCGGCGCTTCGTAAGAACGTCACTGGGTCAATGAGCAACGGTAACCAGTACATGAGTCTGCCGTCTGACTGGCTCTCGACGTTCTCGTTGGCTGTGATTGATGGGACGACAGGCGAGTACGAGTACCTACTCAATAAGGATGTGAACTTCATCCGAGCCTCGTACCCGTTCCCGGCCACTTCGGGTAAGCCAGCGTATTACGCCATCTTCGACAACAACTCGATGTTGCTGGGGCCGACTCCTGATGCTAACTACACGGCTGAACTTCATTACTATTACTACCCTGTCTCAATAACTGTTGCTGACACTTCATGGCTTGGTAATAACTTTGATTCGGTTCTGCTCTACGGTTCTTTGCGCGAGGCGTACACCTACTTGAAGGGTGAAGCCGACATGATGGCGTATTACGAACAAAAGTATCAGGAAGCCCTTGGGCAGTTGAAACGCCTTGGCGATGGCTTGGATCGTCAGGATGCGTACCGTTCTGGTCAAGTTAGGGTTCCGGTGACTTGATGTTTAGTGCAGGATCAGAAATCGGGCAGGTGTTTGTCCAGACCACCAATAACCGTGAGCATACGGTTGAAGAGATTGCAGAGCGTGCGGTGAATCGTGCGCTTCGCGTGGACACGCGAGAAGGATTGAAACAGGTGCTGATCAAGTACCTGCAAGAGGCGCAAGACTCGGCCTTGAAGAATGCGCGACGTACGTTGATTGAACAAGGCTTTAACGACGCCGCTGAGCGTTTAGGAGACTGAAATGCCTACGGGTATTTCTACTTGGAGAGAAACTGGGCGTAAATGGTGCCCAACTTGTAAGGTAGAAAAGCCTTTAGAGGACTATTCAGTTTATAAAAAAGGGAAGAGACAAGGACATCCGGCAGGTGCGTGTAAGCAGTGCCGGACGTTGATTCATAGAACTCGTAAGCGTAATGACCCTACCATCTACGAACGAATAGAATGGCCTTCTAAACTAAAAAAATTGTACGGTATAACTGTTGAACAATATGACGCGCTTTTAGCGGAGCAGAAAGGATGTTGCGCTGTTTGCGGGTCTTCGTCTTCGTATTCTAGAAATTACAAGAATACAGAACGGGCAAAATTTTCAGTAGATCACTGTCATACTACTGGGAAAGTAAGAGGGTTACTTTGCACTAAATGCAACCGCGCTCTTGGATTGATGAATGACAGCATTGAATCTGTGCTCCGTATGGCGGAGTATTTGAAGAAACATTTAGCATAGGAGTAATTCCCTTGGCCATATCTCAAGCAATGGCAACGTCGTTCAAGGTCGAGATCCTTGACGGCATTCACAACTTTGGTACCGGCGTGATCCGCGCTTCGACGGCTGCGGATGTATTCAAGCTGGCCCTGTACACTTCTTCGGCTACGTTGAGCGCCACAACTACGGCGTACTCTTCGGCTGACGAGGTTTCGTCGTCTGGCACGAACTACCCGGCTGGTGGTTTGACGCTGACGATCTCGCAGGTGCCGACTTCGAGCAGCACGACGGCCTTCATCGACTTTGATGATCTGACGTTCCCGAGCGCCACGATTACGGCCAATGGTGCGTTGATCTATAACGAGACTCAGGGCAACAAGGCGGTTGCGGTGCTGGCGTTTGGTGGCGACAAGACCTCGACGGCGGGTAACTTCACCATCCAGTTCCCGGCTGCTGCGGCTTCGACTGCTATCCTGCGTATCGCTTAATTGGAGGGTGACATGGCCCTCGTGCTTGCGGATCGCGTCCTAGAGACGACGACCACTGCTGGTAGTGGCACGATTACCTTGGCTGGTGCAGAGCCGGGGTATCAGTCATTTTCGGCAGTTGGTGATGGTAATCAGACCTACTACACCATTACGGGTGACACCGAGTGGGAAGTGGGCATTGGCACATATACGGCTTCGGGGACGACGCTCTCCCGAGACACTGTTCTGTCCTCCAGTAACAGCGGTGCCAAGGTTACGTTCTCCGCAGGCGTCAAGAAGGTCTTTGTTACTTATCCGTCTGAGAAGTCGGTCAACCGAGACGTATCGGGCAACATCAGTGCGTCATCTGGTGTTATTACCAACGTTGCAACTCCAAGTGCTGCGTCAGATGCGGCGACCAAACTGTACGTTGATTCATTGGTTGCGGCGGGTATTACTTACCATTCGCCGGTCAAGTACGAGGTGCCCAACACCACGGGCAACCTGAATGCAACGTATAACAACGGTACGGCGGGTGTTAGCGCGACTCTGACCAACGCGGGCACGTTGGCTGCGTTTGTGCCGGATGGCGTGACTGCAACAATCAGTGACCGTGTTCTTGTCTATAACCAGACCAATGCGTACGAGAACGGTGTCTATACCGTTACGGTTGTTGGTAATGGCTCGACGGCGTGGGTGCTGACTCGTGCTTCGGATGCGGATACGTATGCGCTGAAAAGCCCAAACAGTCTGGGTGAAGGCGATGCGTTCTTCGTCACTTCAGGTGATACGGGTGCGGGTGAGACGTATCTTTGCAACACGACTGGCACGATTGTCTTCGGCTCAACGGCGATTAGTTTTGTTCAGATTTCTTCGGCGCAGGTCTACAAAGCCGGTACCGGCATTTCGCTGACAAACACGACCATCTCGCTTGTCTCACCTGTTGCTGTAGCAACGGGCGGTACGGGTACGACGGCTGCGCCGACCAACGGACAATTACTGATTGGTAACGGCTCGGGCTACACGCTCTCAACCCTCACGGCAGGATCAGGTGTCTCCATCACAAACAGTGCTGGCAGCATTACGCTCTCTGCGACGGGCTTGGGCGGTACGGTCACGGCTGTTACGGCGACTGGGCCTTTGGCTTCGTCGGGCGGCACGACTCCGGATATCAGCATCGCTAACTCGACTGGTACGGGTAGCGTTGTTCTGGATCAAGGCGCAACTATCTCCAGTGCCACGATCACGGCTGCTGCTAGTGCGTCTATTACGACGATCACGGGTACGTCGGCCAACATCACGACTGTCTCGGGTACCACGGCTCGGTTCAGTAGTGCGGCTATCACTCAACTGAGCGGTACGTCAGCAGGCATCACGACTGTCTCGGGAACGACGACTCGCTTTAGCAGCGGTGCTATTACTCAACTGAGCGGCACCTCGGCAGGCATTACGACCATCTCGGGTACGAACCTGACGTACACGAACGGCAACATGACGAGTGCCACGGTCACGACGGTTTCCGGCACCACTGCTACTTATACGTCTGCCACAGTCACAAACCTAAACGTAACCAGCGTCACGCTGAGCAATCTCAGCATCGCATCTGCCGACATCACGACGCTGACTTCATCTTCCGGCACAATCACAAATCTGCTGGCGACTACGCTTACTGTCAGCAATAACGTCGGTATCAACACCACAACCCCGATTACAAACTTAGAGGTCAATGGCCCAACGGTTGTCCGTGGCGGAACGTTGGTAAACGGAGATACTAATACAGTAACTGCGATAGGTATCCCTACCGGAAGATATTTGATGTCTCTACACGGGTCATCAAACATCAGACAGATTATTGGACATGATGGGACCGGTATTCTCGTTGGGCAAACTGGTACAACGTTAATACAATACGTTCAATTACGCTCTGGTTCTTCTGGTTATATTTCAGCGTATTCCGGCAGCAGTGAAACAATGCGCGTTACCGGCGGCAACGTCGGTATTGGTACTACAACCCCTCAATCCATTTTGACGCTGAGAGGTTCTACGCCTCGTCTTACCTTTGAGCCAACTGCGGATACACAAAGCACAAGAATTCAGTTTGCTTTGACTGATGGAACGTTGCAGTCTTGGATTGCAGGGGGCGGTCTCAATAGCAGAACAATATCATTTGTTGATGCACCTACTTTTGCTACGAGAATGGTCGTTGAAGGGTCAACTGGTAGGGTGGGTATTGCTAAAACGACCCCCACTACGACTCTCGATGTCTCTGGCACGATCACCGGCACGAACGGATCTTTTGGCTCAGCCAACATCACGACCCTCACGGGTACGACGGCTACTTACACATCGGCTACAGTCACGAACCTGAACGTAACCAGCGTCACGCTGAGCAATCTCAGTATTGCCTCGGCTAACATCACGACCCTTACTGGTACAAATATTAGCTACGGAAGCCTCACGCTTTCGGGCGGTGCCAACATTACGGGCAGCGTCGGTGTAGGTGGAGTAGCGTCAGCCGGAAGATCAGTTGACGTAAAAAACACGCTACCTAGTAGCGGCGGATTCTCTATCCCATTTAGCATGCAAGGGGTAATCCCAAGCACTACAACATCGGGATACTACGGCTACTACAGCGTTCCTACGACGCAAGCAACCACGTTTACGCTTTCGACACTAGCGCATTTTATCGCCAATCCTACTGCATTTGGTGCTGGGTCTACCGTAACAAATCAGATGGGGTTCTACGCCAACTCTACTCTGACCGGAGCCACCAACAATTACGGTTTCTACGGAAGTATTGCTTCTGGAACGGGTCGTTGGAACGTGTACATGGCAGGCACGGCTCCGAATTATTTCGCGGGCAACGTTCGCA